TTATCTTCATCAATAGTTATATAATATGCATAAACCCCTTGTGGGAACTCTGGTGTAACACAAAATCTACCATTGTTTCTATCTAATCTTGTTTTACCAGTTAGTATATTCGGAATCCACTCATAATCATCAACAAACGTTCCCATTGGATATGGACCCGTATCCTGCACTGGACCACCTTCTCTGGTTGATTTAAGAGAATATCCACTATCCATCCTAACAATAGTTGAATCCTTGTCTAGAGGATCCTGGTAACCATATGGACCATATATGGGGTGTCCATCATAAGCAAACCCAAGAATAGGAGAATGTACAAGAGTTTGTGTTTCTTCTAATGTAGTTGATGTTAAATTATCACCTAACCTATAACGAAGTCTCTTTGGATTTCCAATAACACCATAAAACTTCTCATCAAGATTGTTAGAAACAACTAATCCACCATTATCGTCTAAATTCTGGGTATTATCATAAAATCTATTCTTAACCCACTCATATATTGTTGATGTAGCAGTGGCACCACTATAAAGAGCATCTGGTATAACAACTACTTTAATATTTTCTTGAGTATAAAACTTACCACCATCAACTTTAACAACATCAATAATTTTACCTTCTGTAGAAATTACAGTATTATATTGAGCAAATCTTCCTTTACCATTATCATCAGTTATAATAATTGCTGGTGGAGATGAATAATATTCACCAGCATTAATAATTCTAATACTACTAACAGCACCAGATGTAACAACTGCTTGTAAATCAGCACCTCTACCTGAAACAATTTCAACAGATGGTGATGCTGTATAACTATCCTGTGAAATAGATTCGATAGAAGTTACAGAATCTCCAGTAAGTATTGCTCTTGCCTTTCCAGATACACCATTAAGTAAAATAAATGGTGGTTTTTTATATCCTGATCCACGTTTAGTAATACTAAATGAAGTAACTGGACCATAACTAATCAATTCGCTATCTTTTACATTATAAGCAATAGTACCATCAATAAAAATACCAACATCACTCCTAGGAGTACTATACACCTCTGTTGTAGTAGTTACTGTTTTTGGTATAATCTTAAGTAACTGTGGATCAATTAATGTATCTGATACATTTGCAGGTAAAATATCTGTTGAAGGATAACTAGAAGTTGCAATGTAATAATACTGTTTATCTTCATACAATGAAGAAACATCAGCAATATAGTCGCTCAAACCTGTTGCTATGACTGGGTTTAGAGGGACTGATGGAGAAACAGCATTTACATTTACTTTCCATCTATAATTTTGTGCAAATTCATCATAAAGAACAGGATCTCTTGTTTCAAACCCTGGATTGGTAACTTGTACTCTATCACCTGCACGAGAATAAGGTTCTACCTCATCAATATCTAAACGAGTTAAAATTCCGTAGATTAATAAAGAAACAAACCCATTAGGAGTTTCAGCAAGTGCGGTGGAGTAATTATATACTTTATCTCCTACACCATGTGCTTGTGTAATATTTCCACGTTCTTCTATAGTAAATTGTCTTGCAGATTTAGAAGAATACTTTATTTTCTCACCATTAATAACAACAGCACCTTCATTGTCTTTCCATCCAAAAGTAGAATCAACAGTAATTAAATCACCTTGATTATCTCCAGAAGTAATTACTTTATCTAATGTAGTTTGTTGAGGAATAACAAATTCCCCATTCATGCTAGATGGACTTATGATTAAATTATAAAGTCCTTTACCAATTTGTACAACATTCTCTACAACAGCAGAAGCATATGGAAGGTTTGGTAAATTCTTATCTGCTTTCTGTATTATCTCTTCTCCAAGCAACCAATCTATATCACCAGATAACACAACTGCTTGTAGTGCATATGTACTATCCCAATCAGAAGTAGAAACTTTTAATGTATTATCTTTAGGGTTATACGTTGTAGGAACATCTTCAGCACTCTTTGATATGATAGTATTGAAGATGAAACGAATAGATTTATCGTTTCCTTTTACTTTATAGAAGGATCCGATATTCTTAATAAGAGTTCTCTTATCTACATCATCTTTTAAATATGCTTCAGGGAATGAATCTAAATATTCCTTCTCAAATGCCTTTGTAAGGGCATACAAGAAAAGATGACTCAAGTTATCTACATTTACCCCAGCACTATGTTCAACAGCAACAGAAGACGAATAAACGTTATCTGTGTACAAATCACCTAATTTAGTATTTCCACTAACTCCTCTAGAAACTTCTGTTAATTTATTACCATCTCTTTCTTTATAAAACAGAATTTCATCATCTATTCTAATATATCCGTTCCTTTCAGGGAAAGATGACCCATCTTGAAGTATAACTTCGATATCTGTATCACTAATTGCAACGACTAATGTAGATCTTTCCTTTAATAAATGCTTCTCATAATAATCCACATCACGATAATTTGTGATATTTGTTATTATATCTAATGGTTGACCAGCAGATTCTAACTGCTCATAATAACCTTCTAAAACTTTAGTAAAGTTCTCATATTCAGCAGTAATAAAACCTGGCAGTTGATCTTCAATTAAAGAAGAGATCTGTGTATTCATTTACTCTGGATATACCGCAAATTTGCTGTTCTTGATATCTACATCTAGATAAAGACTTCTAGTAGCAGAAATATCATTATGTTCTGGTTCTACTCGAACCTCAATCTTATTATCATAAAATGTGCCTTTTATGATGGTCAAATCATATATCTTAATTTCACCTTCAACATAATCAACATCTCCAATATTATCATTAACCACAACCTTATCACCAGTTGCAGGATCTATTCTATATAGTACTATTTTACCACCTCTATCTTCCATATACACCACATAATTTGGATGTTCGGAAATAACAAAACCAGTACTGTTAATAACAGGTCCATCACATGAATTTTTAAAGGAATTCTGGAAGCACAACTCATAAAAATATGTAGAGTTAATAGCAGGATAAAAATCCTTCCTCATAGTAATAGTAGTTGTATTTGATGTAATTGATGGATCAGTTTCATCTATAACACCAACATATTTACTATGACGATATTTACCATTAAATTTCTCTGTACCAGACAATCCAGAATAATCAGACACAGAAGTAATAACTTTTGATTTTATATCTTCCGCAAACTGATTAGTTACCCTTGTATTATAGTTAATTTTACTGTTTAACTCAATATAAACAATAGAAGGATCTGTAATATCTGCAGTAACAGAAGCAACAGAATAATCCTTCAATTTCTCAATAATTTGTTTTTTGGTAAAACTAGATAAACTAGATCCACTATTTGGTTTAATTACAATCTTTACCTTACCAAATTCAGGATATCTCTCTTCTTCACCACCATAAACAATAATATCAGAGACTGCTGGGTATATCTTACGTACTATTGCAGCATAATCTGCTGCTGTAACTGCTCTATTTTGCGTTGCATACAGTTTTGGAGCATTAAACTTGATCTTGTCAATATCTTCTATTGCTGCTCCTCCAGAGGCAGCAGAAACAGTTGTAATATTTGATACATTTAATGGAGGGGAAATACCATTTTCATCTTGTAATACACCACTAAAAGTGAATGATGATGATCCATTAGTAATTTCACCATTAGTAATTAAATATGATACTTCAACAAACTCATTATTATCTAATTTACGTCCAATTACACCATCACCAAAGAAAAGTTGATACTGTTCATCTAAATTTTCATCAACATAGAAAATTGTATCACTAGCACCTATATCAATAATGCTATTTACTTGATTATAATAAACAAATGAAGTAGAATTCTGCTGTGGAAAAACTTTTACTCTGATTGTACTTGTATCTGCACCAGAGTTTGTTAACATAAACTTCTGATTATTATTTGCAGTATTAACTGTATACGAATCTGTGACTAATGTACCCTCATATAAGGATACATTTTCGAAAATTGCTTGATTATTTGCAACAGGAACCTTATAATCATCAATAACGACAAATTTATAGAGTTTATCATCAAAAGATGTTACAAATCCTGTACCTTTCTTAAGTATTATAACAGAAGGAGCAGTACCAGTGAAGGTTACATTAAAATTAACTATTGCTTCTGGTGCAACTACTGATTTTGGTTTATAACCTAATTGCTTTGCTAATGTAATTACGTTATCTCGTAACGTAGCAGACTCCAAAAACAGTTCATTTACCACCATATTAGTGTTAAATGCTGTATAATAA